TTATTATTCTAAAGAGAGCCGCAATAGCGGCTCTTTTTTTTATATGTATAATAAAACGTTATATTAATGGCTACACAAAATTCAGCAAAAAAACCACCAAAAGGTTCCGTAAGATTTTCATTATCACTTTCTCCAGAACAAAAAGCAGCAAAACAAGCAATTTTACACCATCCTTATAACTTTATAGTTGGTAAAGCAGGTAGTGGTAAAACATTATTAGCATGCCAAGTTGCTTTAGATATGTTTTTTAAAAGAATGATAGATAAAATTATCATTACAAGACCTACTGTATCAACTGAAGATAATGGATTTTTACCTGGTTCAGAAAAAGAAAAAATGGAACCATGGTTAGTACCTATTAGATCTAATATGAGAAAAGTTTATAATAAACCTCTTATTTTAGAAAAAATGGAAAAAGAAGAACAAATAGAATTAGTATCATTAGCACATTTTAGAGGTAGAACATTTGAAAATTCATTAGTAATAGTAGATGAATTTCAGAATTTAACACGTTCACAATTTAGAATGACATTAGGTAGAATAGGAAAAGGATCAACTATGATTTATTGTGGTGATAGCCAACAAATTGATCTTAAAGATAAAAACTATTCAGCTATTCATGATGTATCTAAAATAGATGATTCTCAATATGTTTATAAAAGAGTTTTACAAGATAATCATCGCCATGAAGCAATAGACGAAGTATTTGAAATGTTAAACGGAATGTAAATTTTCCATACTTCTTTCATATTTATAATAGAACAACCTAATTCTATTAAAAATGGCAAACATACCTATTTGGCCCGGCTCATCATCTTTTACAGATACTAGTAATCCTACTCCTTTTGCATTTTATGATCAAGATACAGATTTTATAACCGATGCTGATAAAGTAGCTAACTGGTGTGCTCGAAGATTAGGTTATCCTCTTGTAGATATAGAATTACAAGAGATAAATTTTTTCGCTTGTTTTGAAGAAGCTGTAACAGAATATGGGGCTCAAGTTTATAATTATCAAATTAGAGATAATTTAGGTAAACTTAGGGGATCAGTTACATCATCTGATAATTGGAGTAACTTAAACCAAGTAAACATTGTAGATGATTTTGGTACAAATTTTCAAAATTTAGGTGGAACAACTACCACAGGAGGTTCTTATGGGGGTGCTACTTCAAAAACATATTCAGCATCTGTAAGTTTACAAGCGGGTAAACAAAAATATGATTTAGTAGATGATGGTTTAACTAATTGGGAATCAGGATCGGATGCAATAGCAAGTGGTTCTTTAAAAGTAAGAATACAAAAAGTATACCATTATGCTCCTTCAGCTATTAATAGATATTTTGATCCTTATGCGGGTACAGGTACAGGTATTCAATCATTAATGCAAACATTTGGGTTTGGTAATTACTCACCTGGTGTAAACTTTATGTTAATGCCTATGTATTTTGATGTATTAAAAATTCAGGCAATTGAATTAAATGATTCAATCAGAAAATCAGCATACCACTATGAATTAGAAAATGATAGATACTTAAAAATATTTCCTATTCCTACAAGTGGATATAAACTTTGGATTGATTACTCTGTAGATAAAGCAGATTTAGGAGGAGGAATAGATCCAACAACAGGTGAAGTAGCAGCTCTTAATACTATAACAGACATATCTAATGCCCCTTATGATAATCCTACATATAAATTTATTAATGCTGTGGGTAGACAATGGATTAGAAGATATACCCTAGCTTTAGCTAAAGAAATGTTGGGAGGTATTAGAGGTAAATATCAATCATTACCAATTCCAGGATCTGAAACAACTTTAGATTATACTAGATTATTAAGTGAAGCAGAAACAGAAAAATCAGCTCTAATAACACAATTAAGAGAAGACTTAGAGGAATTAACAACAGAAAAACAATTAGTTAGAACTTCTAATGAAAATCAAAATACTTTAGATGCTCAATTAACTGAAGGTAGATATCAAATTTATATACACTAATGATTAAATTAACTAACATATTATCAGAAGTACTAAATACATTCCAAGTTGAATGTGATTTATTTACAGACAATGAATTCAATATTACGGATGTATTGAATCAAGTTCGTGGTTTAAGAAAAATAACTATTGTAAGTAATATTACACCTGAAGATTATCCACAAGATAGTAAAACGGAATATACTAAATTAAGAATAAAATTTGTAACTAGAGAAGATCCTAAAACAGATTTAGCTCAATTTAAAGAAGATATATTAACATCTGATAGATCTAAAAATGATTTAAGAATACCAGGTGCAAAATCGATAAAATTTAAAGAAGAAACACTAAAAAGATTATAATGGCTTTATTTGGTGGATCACGAGACATATCACTTTTCCATAATGTTAATAATGAACTTTTAAGAGACATTATACAAACAGAAGTTGCTTATTATAAATTTGCATTAGAACAAACTAAAATAAATGTTTATGGTGAAGCTCCAGGTAAAAATTATTTTGAACCATTAAAAATTGCATGTTTAATTAATAGATCTGATCAAGATTGGTCTTCTGATGATTTTGGTCCTGATATAAATCAAAATATCAGTTTTAATTTTTTAAAAAATGAACTTATATCTATTAATTTAGTACCAGAAATAGGTGATATAATATTATTTAGAAATAATTTTTATGAAGTAGATAGTAGAGTTGAAAACCAATTAGTATTAGGAAGAGATCCAGATTATGCTATATCAACAGAAACAGTAGACTTTGGAAGAAGTTTTTCTATATTAGTTAGTACACATATTTCAAGAGTAGAAAAATTAAATTTAATACCTTTAAGAGAAGGAAAATATCCTACAACCCAAAAATTAGCAGGTGGAAATGCTAATAGAGTATTAGATACAGGAGTTGGATCTATGATAGTAGGAAGTACATTTACAGTATTCTAATATGGCAAATAGAAAACAAATAAACCCTAGAAGACCTATACCCTCAGATGGATATAATAGGTTAAGAGATAATATGAAAGCATCTTTTAGGGATGGTTTTCCTTCAATAGAAAATGGTTTTCCAGGACCAGATACAAGACCTAGTATAAATAGAGGAGATCAAGTATCTAGAAGAGATGATATAATTAGAGACATTACTATAGGTTTACAAGACCATGATGAGGCAATAATGTATTATTTTAATAATGTTATTAGACCTTCAGTAATAATAAATGGTAATAGAACTAATGTTCCTATAATTTATGGTTCTCCCGAAAGATGGAAAAGTGTACAAAAAGATGGATATTATAGGGATAAAGAGGGAAAAATACAAACTCCCCTTATCATGTATAAAAGAGATAGTGTTGAAAAAAGACGTGATTTAGGAAATAAATTAGATGCAAATACTCCACAATTATTTTATACCTTTGCTAAACCATATTCTAAAAAAAATGTATACGATAATTTTAGTGTATTACAAGGAAGAAAACCCCAACAAGAATTATATAAAATAGTAGTCCCCGATTTTGTAATATTACAATACACCTGTACTATTTGGTGTGATTATGTAGCACAAATGAATAAATTAGTTGAAATGATTAATTATTCTTCTGATTCATACTGGGGAGATAAAGAAAGATTTAAATTTAATGCAAGAATAGATACTTATAACAATACAACAGAAATATCTCAGGGAGATAATAGAATAGTAAAAACTAATTTTGGATTAACAATTCAGGGTTATTTAATACCTGATAATGTAAGTAAAGAAATAGCTAGTGGAGGTACTAAAAAATCATATACTAAATCTAGAGTAGTATTTAATACAGAAGTAATAGAAACACCATTACTTGATATTGATAGAACTAGAGAAGAAATTAGAGGAAGTAATGATGTAGGTATTAGTATAAAAGCAATTAATGGAGGTATAGGATATCAAATAATAGGTAACAGCAATCAAATAGCATAATAAAATGGGACAAAAAACAAGAGCAGAATTAAAATCATTTTTCCAAACGGGAGATATACCAAATGAATCAAACTATGTAGATTTAATTGATTCATTTTTTAGTATAACAGGTGGAAACTCAGGTAGTTTAGTTTTAACAGGAAGTATTTTTCTAACGGGTTCAAATGGAAATTTAACAGCTAGTAATGTATCAGTTTCAGATAATTTAATAACAAATAATTTACAAGCTACAACTATAGGAGCAACTACTTTTACAGGTTCTATCGATTTTGATTTACAAAATATGGCTAATGTTGCTATCGGTAGTGGTAATATTAATAATACAGTAATAGGAAATTCAACTCCAAATGCAGGTACGTTTACAACTTTAGCAAGTATAAATGGTACATCTTTTGGAAACTCAGTAGATGATAGACACTTTTTTATAGGTGGTGTTACAGGAAGTTCCTTTTTAGTACAAGATGTTAATGGAAATGGAGATTTATATGCTCATGAAATTATAGTAGGAGATAGATCTTCAAATTCAAATGCTTTAACTATATCAACTAGTGGTAGTTTATTTACTACTAGTTCTGTAGGTATAGGAACATCTGCTGGATTAAGTGCAGCTTATGGTAAGGATGTAAGTTTACATATTTCAAATAGTCACCCTAGGCTTTTTATGGAGGCCGCTGTAGGAGCCCCTTCTATACAACTTGTATCTAATACTTCATTAGCAGGAGCTTTAGCATTTATGGAAGGAGCACCAACACAAAGTAGTGCTCAGTGGGGTAGTGAATTTAGAGTAGCATATAGACCAGGAAATGCTGGAAAACCTTTTTCTATAGATAACTTAGCAAAAGCATCTGATGGTACTATAACAACTAATAGAATACTCCAAATATTTAGTGGTAGTACAGCACAAGCATTAAATATAAGTGGAAGTAGAGTAGGAATCTTAACAGAAAATCCTCAAGATACTTTAGGGGTATCAGGTAATATAAGTGCTAGTGGTGGTATAACTGCTAGTACCATAAATACAGGACAAGGAAGTAATGAACTGTATGCTATGAACCAAGATGTAAAAACTACAGATAATGTTGCATTTGCAAATATTACAGGTACAGGAAATTTAACCGTTGGTACCGGTGGTACTGGAGCAATGCATATAATTAATGGAAGTGTTTCCCAAAGTAATGGTATATATAGATTTAGTGGTAGTTCAGCTACACAAGCTACAGGTGAAGCTGATCAACACCATACTATAATAGGTGGAGGACTTATAAATACTCGTACAGTTTCTGCTTCTAATCGTATTATTTCTCCTGAAATAACTGCTTCAGGTACAGAAGCTGGAGGAGAAGTTAATTTAGTAGTAATTAATAATTCTAGTGATGCAAACTTAACTACAGCAGCAGGAATCGAATTTCAATTAGGAGGCCAAATAGTGGGTGCAGGTCAAGAACTACCATCACCTGCAGGTAAAATTATTTCAGCAAAAGAAGATACTTATATTGATAATGTAAATGTAAGTTCGCAATTACAATTTTATACAGTTTCTGAACATACCTCTTCATTACACTTAGTTATATCATCAAGTGGAAACATAAGTGCAAGTGGTGTTATTACAGCACAAAATTTAAGAATGCCCGGATTTAATGATGTTTCAGCTTCATTAGCAGCAGCATTAGCAGGAGGGGATAATTTAGGTAACCATATAGCCACTCAAAATTTAGCAATGAATGGGTTTGATATAACCAGAGTACCTTCTGCTAGTGGTGTAAGTGTTAGTGGTGGTCCAAATGAATTACATTTAGCTAATCATGGACGATTTACGGTAGGTAATGTAGGTGATGTATCATCTTCTATAGCATTAAGAGAATCAGGTATTGAATTATCCTCACTAGCTGGTGGTATAACAGCTTCATTAGGAAAAGTACTAATAAGCTCTGATGGAAATATATCAAATATAGGTACTACTGGAGTTAGTACAACTCAAATTACAGCTTCAGGCGGTATAAGTGCAAGTCATTTGCGAGTAAATTCGAATGCTGAAGGTTCATTTGTTGAATTTGAAAATGGACTTTATTCTACAAAAATAGTAACCTCAGGATCAGATTATCTTGTTATTACTTCTTCGGGAAATAGTGGAGGTTTTTATTATGATGTAAGAGATAACCATTTAGGAGTAGGTAGATTACCCCATGTTTCTAATGCTAGTGGATTAACAGTAGGAGGTTTAACTAGTGGTAGTAGACTCCATATGTCATCACATATAACATCTTCGGGTAATATAAGTGCAAGTGGTGATATATTTGTTAAGGATTTAAATATCAACTATGATGCTTTACCAACTACAGATCCAAATGTAAAAGGTCAAGTCTATAGAAATGGATCTAATCAATTATTTGTATCAGCAGGATAATAGATGGCAACACCAATAAAATGGAACGAAGCTAATTTTAAATGGAATGATAATCCACATACTTGGGATGAAGTACAATTAGTAGTTGAAGTTGTAGAAGCTTTAGGTGGGGGTGGTGTTATAGAAGAAGACATGCCTTGGATGAAAAGCCAAGATACTAAAAAACGTCTTGTTAAATTAATTTGTAAGGTTCAAGGTAAAACTATTAAAGAAGAAAAAGAAATCCAAGACTATAAAATTAAAGTTTCTGATATAAAACTATTAGCAGAAAAAGTATTAGGTATAGAAGTACTAACAGAAAACATTAAGTTTTAATAATTATCCTATATTTATAATAAAATCTAACTATGTATAAATT